AAAAGATATAAAAAAAGAACCACCACATATTGGTGAAGATACAGAATTAATTGATCTTAATATTCGTAATACAGAACGAGTATTACTTCCTCAAAATGTAGGTATTGGTGCTACATTAACATCAACTGGATTAAATGCTAATCATTATTGGTGGAAGTATGATATTACTCATTCTAACCAAACAGAGTTTTTAATGTATAATCCTGAAGGTCATTATGTTTCTCATGTAGATACTTTTCATTATCATGGAGATAACACTAGAAAATTAACAGTAGTTGCTTTTCTTAATGATGATTTTGAAGGGGGTAAGTTTTTTATAAATGCAGCAGGAGCACCTGTTTATCCTCCTCAAGAAAAAGGAACTGTGATAGTATTTCCTAGTTATATGGTTCATGGTGTTGAACCTGTAACAAAAGGAATACGATATAGTTGTGTAACATGGTTATTAGGACCATATTTTAAATAGGAAACAAAATGGATACTTTTATAAGAATATATAAAAAAGCGTTTGATGATACATACTGTGACAAAGTAATAGAATACTTTAATAAAGCAGAAGAACATGGATTAACTGTTGATAGACAGGCTAATGATCAAGTTCCTAAGTTATTAAAAGAAGATGATGCTTTATTTTTACCAAGTACTTTTCCTATACATCACACTTATGGAGATATAATAAATGGATTTAATGATGTATTTTGGGGAACTTGTTATGAAGATTATGCAAATAACTTTAGTATATTAAAACAAGCTGATCCTCATAGAGCTTATACAATTAAAGTCCAAAAGACTAAACCAGGTCAAGGTTATCATGTTTGGCACGCTGAAGCTACTACTAGACAAGAATGTAATAGATTATTAGCTTGGACTGCTTACATGAATGATGATTTTGAAGCAGGGGAAACAGAGTTTCTTCATCAACAATATAGATATAAACCAAGTAAAGGAGATGTAGTAATATTTCCTGCAGCCTTTACTCATGTACACAGAGGAAATCCACCTATTGGTGGAGACAAATACATTATAACAGGATGGGTAGAATTTTAATTATGACAACTCCAAAGGAAGTAGAACAACGACTAGACTCACATGAAGAGCTGTGTGCCGAAAGGTACGCTAATATTCATGCTCGTATAGATAAAATAGAAGCAGTTCTTAATAAACTTCTTTGGACTATCATTATAGGTTTTGGTAGTATTGTTGTATCAACTCTTATTATTAATAAAGCAGAAGCAGCAGAAACAACCATAAATTATAAAGGACAACCTGTTCCTTCTGCGATGGCTCCGTCAATGTCTGCTTACTCACAAGATGTTTGTGCAGTTCCTGCTTCAGGTGGTATTAATACTGGTGTATTTGCTGTGTCAGGAGGTACTGTTCTCACAGACGAAAATTGTGTCCGAATTAAGCTCGCCAAAACTTTAAATGATTTAGGTCTTAAAGTTAGTGCTGTATCAGTTCTCTGTGAGGACATTAAAGTATGGAACGCCATGGAAATGAGTGGTTCACCCTGTCCTATAGGGGCAGCCCTAGGAGATGCAGCAAGACACGCTTGGTATGAACTATATCCTGAAAGGTTTACAAAGTTATATGGTGAAGATTTTAAAATGCCTACTTATACTATACCTATTAATCTTTCGGAGTAATGCTTATGCTTGGTACTGTACATACGATCCTGATCAAAATGGCTTCATGGTTGAAGAATCGCTACAATGTTATGATATTGACCCCTATATTGCAATTTCGCAATACTGGTGTGTCAGCTATCAACCGAATGATCCAATCTGTTCAGCATATACTCAGCAAAGTTCGTGTAGCGACACAGTGGAACAAAGATCAGTTGCTTGTACAGAGCCAAATACTGTTGGATTTGTTAATGAAAGCCGTACTTACACTTGTGCTAGTGACAGTTGGAGTGACTGGATTGTTAGCTCGAATAATTGTACACCTGCTCCACCTACTTGCTTCGAAAGTCAAGAGGAAAGAACAATAACATGTCAAGATGGTTACACAGGATCTATAACAGAATACCGAGAGTTAATATGCTCAACTCCTTATTCGATGCCGACTCCTGGTCCATGGATTACAAGCTTGGATTCGTGTATCCTAAAAGCAACAGATCCTACAAGCATAGAGAGTCCATTAAATCCTGCGAGTCCACTAAGTCTAGATCAACCAGACCCAGTTGGGATTACTTCAGGGACTGTGGATATGACTCCAACACCGATGGACAATCCAGTGGAACAAGAAATGGCAATTCCACAGGAAAAGACGGAAGAACAAGAACAGAAAAGTACAACGCAGCCTTCGACATCAAACTCTACGGAGACGAAGGAAGAGAAAAAAACAGAGGCAAAGCAGGAACAAAAGATAAAGCTAAAGGAAAACGAAGACGTTATTCCTGGGTTTGGGATTGCTATTAGTTTTGCTTTGATTGAACAACCTGTTATGTATCAACAACAGGATCTGACTAATATACTCAATTTAGAACAGGAACAAAACTATGCAAGAGAACAAGACTTTCTCCTTAACCTTATCCAATCAGATGATTATTCGTCTGATTTTGATAGCCTTGCCCATTATAGGTGGAGGAGCTTATTACACGATAACCCTTTACAACAAGATGCTTTCGACTATTGATAAAGTAAGTATTATTAATGAAGTAGAAGATAGACTATTAAGTCTAGAAGAAAAACAGAAAGTAGCTAGTGAACGTTATATGGAGTTAATGACAAACAATGTTAAGTTACAAGACAAGGCAAGCGATGCTATTGTGTTGGCTAAAGAAGCATCAGCTACAGCAAAAGGAACACAAAGAGAAGTTGAAGCAAGTTTAAACGCTATCCGAAATGAAGTAAAAGCAGAACTTGAATCAGTTAAAGATAAAATGAATGCTTTGAAGAAAGCAACTACTAATCCATTAGGGAGGTAATATGTTAGCAGCTTTAATACCTGCAGTAACAAACATTGTAGGCAAATTTATAGAAGACAAAGATACTAAAAACAAACTAGCTCATGAAATAGCTACATTAGCAGAAAAGCAAGCTCATGAAGTAGCGATGCAACAAATAGAAATACTAAAAGCTGATGCTAAAGGTAACTGGTTTCAAGCTTCATGGAGACCTTTAATAGGTTGGATTGGTGCTCTATCAATAGGTGTAAATTATTTAATAGCTCCTATTTGTGCAGGTTTTGGTGTTGTAGTACCACAAGCAGATATGTCTGTAATGATGCCTTTAATTATTTCAATGCTAGGTGTAGGTGGTATGAGATCATTTGATAAACTTAAGAAAACAGATACTAAATTAACTAAATGAGATTAACAAAGAACTTTACATTAGAAGAACTTATTTTCTCAGAAACTGCTTCTAGAAAAGGAATAGATAATAATCCTAATCAAGAAGTTTTATTTAACTTAGAAAGATTAGCACAAGGACTACAAGATGTTAGAGACTTACTTCGGTATCCTATACTTATTAGCAGTGGCTATCGCTGCTTGGAGCTTAATACAGCTATCGGCTCGAAGCCTACCTCAGCCCACGTCAAAGGCTTGGCAGCAGACTTTATCTGCCCTAGCTACGGATCAGTCGAAGACGTAATGATAGCTATTGTAAATAGCGATATACAATATGATCAGTGTATATTAGAATATGGTCGTTGGATTCACCTTGCATTTGCAGATGAAGGTTATGAACCTAGACGTAATAATTTAGTTATTGATAAAGAAGGGGTTAGACTTTATGCCTCTTAAGAAAGGTAAATCAAAGAAAGTTATATCTGAGAATATTCGTAAAGAAATGAAAAAAGGTAAGCCTCAGAAACAAGCTATTGCTATTGCATTATCTAAAGCAGGTAAAACTAAAAGGAAAAAGAAATAATGGCTAAAGATCCTAGATTAGAAAGAGCAGGAGTATCAGGTTATAACAAACCTAAACGTACTCCAGGTCATCCTACTAAGTCACACGTTGTTGTTGCTAAGTCAGGTGATAAAGTTAAGTTAATTAGATTTGGTCAACAAGGTAAAAAAGGAGCAGGTGCTAATCCTAAGACTGCTTCTGAGAAAGCAAGACAGAAATCATTTAAAGCACGTCATGCTAAGAACATAGCAAAAGGAAAGATGTCAGCAGCTTATTGGGCTGACAAAGTTAAGTGGTAGAAGACTCACCCTGTACTGGGGTTTGTCGTTTAAAAGATAATGTATGTATAGCATGTCATAGAACCTATCAAGATATAAGTGAATGGTTTGATATGACAAAACAACAACGTTTAAACAGAATGGAGCAAATAAAGAATGAGCTTAGTAGAAAACATAAATAAACGTAAGAAGGCAGGAACTAGCAGAAGTAAAAAGAAATCTACTATAAGTGCTAAAGCTTATAAAGATATGCAGAATAACTGGGGCAAAAAGAAGAAGAAAGCTTAAATGTCAAAAGCTAGTATAGATCAAATAAGAGAAGCAGCAGAAGCTGATCTCTTAACGTTTATTAAGTTAGTAGCTCCTCACTTAATGTTAGGTGCTATCCACGAAGAATTAATCCAATGGTGGCAACGTCAAGATGCTAAACAAAACCAATTAGTATTACTTCCTCGAGGACACATGAAGTCTAAGTTGATTGCTTATAGAACTGCATGGTGGATTACAAAGCATCCTGAAACAACTATACTCTATGTTTCTGCTACTGCTGACTTAGCTGAAAAACAACTATATGCAATTAAGCAGATTCTAGATAATCCAATCTACAGACGTTACTGGTCAGACATGATACACCCAGAAGAAGGTAAACGTGAAAAGTGGGCAGTTGCTGAGATTGCTGTAGACCATCCACAAAGAAAACTAGAAGGAATTAGAGATGCTACTTGTAAGGCAGTTGGACTTACTTCAAATACTACTGGCTTCCACGCTGATGTCGTTGTTCTTGATGACATTGTTGTGCCTGGTAACGCTTATACTGAAGATGGAAGAGACAAAGTATCAGCAGCTTATAGTCAACTGGCTTCCATTGAAAATCCTGGTGCTTATGAGTGGGTTGTTGGTACTCGTTATCACCCCAGAGATATTTATGATACTATGATTAACATGAAAGAAACTCTTTATGATGATGAGGGAGAGTTAGTATCAGAAGATCCAGTCTATGAATTATTCCAAAGAGTTGTAGAAACCAATGGTGAGTTTTTATGGGCTAAAAGAACAAGAGCAGATGGTAAAGCTTTTGGATTTGATGCTAAAGAACTAGCACGAATCAAAGCTAAGTATGTAGATAATACTCAGTTTTATGCTCAGTATTATAACAACCCAAACAGTAATGAAACAGCTCGTATTAATGCAGATAACTTTCAATATTATGATAGAAATGTTCTACAGAATAAAGAAGGTGATTGGTACATGCGAGATCGTAAACTTAATGTGTATGCAGCAATCGACTTTGCGTTCTCATTAAGGAAGAAAGCTGACTATACAGCGTTAGTTGTTGTAGGAGTAGATCATCAAGGGAACTTTTATGTTTTAGACATAGATCGATTTAAAACAGAACGTATTGTAGATTATTATAATCACATTCTTACAGCATGGCAGAAGTGGGGCTTTAGGAAACTTAGAGCTGAAACCACAGTAGCTCAACAAACGATTGTTAAAGAGCTAAAAGAAAGTTACTTAAAACCTAATGGTATACCTCTTTCTATTGAAGAGTTTAGACCTACAAGGCACTTAGGTGATAAAGAAGAACGAGTAGGGGCTGTACTTGAACCTAAATACGATAACTTACAAGTATGGCATTATAAAGGTGGTAATTGTCAATCATTAGAAGAAGAATTGGTTATGACTCATCCACCTCATGACGATATTAAAGATGCTCTATCTAATGCTATAGCTATTGCTGTTATTCCTAAACAGCGAGTGGGAGCTTTTAGCGTAGGTAGAAATATAGTAACACACTCACGCTTCGGTGGTGTATCTTATTAATAAGGAATAACTATGGCAGGTAAAGTAGCAG